GTGATGAGCGGCCAGCTTGGCGGCCTGCTCCTGGGTCTGGGCCAGCGTGCTGACCTGGCCGCTCATCACCGGGGCCTTCGGGTTCTGGCCGTCGGAGCGCCAAGCGGCGGCATCCAGACGGAACACCCAGTTGCCCTTGGCGTCCTGGGTCATGCCCTGGCCCTGGGCCATGGCAGCAGCCAGCTCCTGGATCAGGGTGCAGTCGATCTCGAGGTGGCCGCGACCGTCAGGGTGCTTGGGGTCAGATTTCCTGTCATTCTGCCAAATAGCCCAGCGAGTCATGTGCTTAAAGCGAAGGATTGAGTGGTCTGAAACTAACTAAAGCGAGCAAATTCGCCGAGATTGGCCTCAGCGAAAGCACAGTAGGCGTAGTCGGCGGGAGGCAGCTCCCTGATCGTCTTCATAGCCAGTTGTCGGGTTGAGAGGGGTAGGGGACTTGTTGCGGTGCGGTCCGCTCAATGCCACGGGGATCAGGCCCCATGTACTGATTCGGATTCGCTGCCACTGTAGCACCATCGTCATCCTCAGGAGCAATCCCGAGGAGATGAAGGAGGTTGTACCTAAGCCCGTAAGTGCCTGAAGAGCCGATCTTCTGGGGGTTGCTCAGATCAGTGACCGGAAAGCTGCTACTGATCGCCGACCCGGTAGGGATGTGACGCAGAGTGGTAAGCACAACGAAGCCAGGGCCAACTTGGGCAAACCCAGAAGTAATGATCACTCCTTGGTCAGACAATGGTTCGCGTACCGCTTTCAGTAATGCAGGCAGGCTTAAATAGTGGCTCTTAAAATACGGATTTGCGCTGTCACGCTGCAGTGATCCGAAAGATGCACTGGCTGCGAGCACAGCAGCGAAGACATCCATGGCGGCAGAGCCAGGGGCAGGGGGTTGCATGGGAGGTGGCTTGGGGGCTGAGGGGAGGGTTTCCATAGAAGGGGAGGGGTCAGTCATGTCTGACAAAGGGAATCCTATCACACCACCTGGGGTGCTTGCTGGTCGATCCAGCCCTGCGGCAGGTTCATCAGCCGCTCGATGCGACGCCTGTCACTCATTGACACGCCTTGGGGGTTGTTGGCCCAGGAGCTGAGGATCTGGCAAGGGAAGCCCTTGGCCTCGACAAGGAACAGGTTCTTGCGCAGTGCAGCCTGCTTCTTCAGCAGCCTGCGGCCCAGCTCCATTGCAGGGTCGATCTCCTCAAGCACAAAGCCAGCGTTCTCGGTGACTGCCACAGGAGCGGCCTGCACCACCTGGCGGTCCTCGTCCATCTCCCGGGGGGTAGATGGCTTCTTGGGCTTGTCGTGAAGGGACCAGGCGACGTCCTCACACGGCAGCGGCAGGTCACGCCAGGAGCCTCCATGATCAATAATCACAGCCGTCTTCCCCTTCTGGGGTCTAAGAACCCTGCCGATCAGCTGCTTGTAAAGTCTGATCGACTTGGTCGGGCGAAGGAGCTGGAGGCATGTAGCAGCGGGAAGATCTGTACCCTCTTCGATTACACTGCAGCTGCAAAGTACGGTGATCTCTTTGTTCTTGAATCGCTTGAACATTGCATCACGAACCTGCGGCGGCGTGGTGCCATCCACAGCCTCGGCCTTCACGCCAGCGTCGCGGTAAAGCTCGGCCAGCTCATGGGCGTGGGCCACGTTGACGCCGATGCAGATCGTCTGGTGGCCCTCGGGGTTGAACTGCCGCCAGTCGCGCAGCACACTGCCGCTGACCTCCACCACCCGCTCGGCCAGCTCGTCCAGGGCGAAGTCACCACCGCGGGTGGAGACGCCATCGGTGTTGATCTCGCCGGTGGCGCCGTAGAGCCGGTAGGGAGCCAGGAAGCCGTTGTCCCGCAGCCACCGGTAGCCGGGGCCCACCACCAGATCAGTGAAGCCGAACTTCCCCAGGCCGCCGCCGGTGGGCGTCAGTGGGGTGGCAGTGAACCCGCAGAATTCCGCCGGCTGCAGCTTCTCGTACAGGCTCTGATACGACTTGGCCTGGTGATGATGAGCTTCATCGAGAAAGTACGACCAGCCCTGAAGTCTCTCGATCAGCTGTTTTCGTCTCACAAGTGTAGGTATCATCGCAACCATGATCGGCTGGATAGATGTTGTCCTATTGGCGGTGATCACGCCGATTCGTTCACCGGTGTGGGCGCCGATGCTGGTGATCAGGTGCTTGGCGATCTCGATGCGGTGGCAGGCAGCCAGCACCCGCTGGCCACGCTCCCGGGCGCGGCGCACCATCTCGGCACAGATCAGGCTCTTCCCACCGCCCGTGCTGAGCACGATGCAGGGGTTGCGGCCATCGGCCATCAAATTGCTGGCCTTGTCGACCAGTTCCTGCTGGTAGGAGCGAAGCTCCATCAGGCGGCCCTCCAGAACTCGCCATGGCGCTCCTGAGCGGCAGCGCAGTAGGCAGCGTGGGCCTCCTCGGGGGTGTCGAATGTGCCCAGGTGCTCGTTGCCGATCCTTGCCTCGTACCGGCCGAGGGAGCGCGACAGGTTCACCCCCTTGAGCGGGTGGTAGCGCCGGCCGTGCCCGCCTCGAGCCGGGATGTTGCCCATGTTCTGCGGGTGCGTGCAGCAGCGGAGGTTGCCCCAGGCGTTGCGCCCCTTGTTCAGGTCGCGGTGATCGACTTCATGGCCGATGGGATCCTGACCGGTCACCCAGGCCCACACGACGCGATGGGCCTGCAGGTGCCTCTGCCCTGGCGGGCTCACCGATCGGTAGCCGTTCGGGCGTGGGTAGCAGGCGACATCGCCAGCCTTCTTCCTCATCGTGTCGACCCTGTAGATCAACTCGCCGGTGAGGGGCTTGTAGTCGAAGAGATGCCACAGCTCTTCAGCAGATGGCAGCGGTCGGTAGAAAGTCATTGTGCACCTTGCCAGTGATGATAGAAGTCCCTCTGGATAGCCTCGATGTCAGACAGACAACGCGAGGTGTGGTGGTATCGACCACAGAAGGGGCACTCGTAAACGCGGAGCTTGATACCTTTGCGCTTGCTGACGACCTTGGCCTCAGCTTTCGCCTCGGCCTTGGTGTCGAAGGCCCGCTTCGATGTGCAGGCCCGCTCGCGGTGGTATTCGAGGTCAATCTCAACCACGGGGAGCCCCCACGGGTGCGCTGTCGGCCTTCAGGACCCAGAAGGCTTCACCGACGCGGTACTCGCCCTCGCCAGCAACCACCAGGCGGGTCTGCAGGTCGCTCACGGCAGCCTTGCCGGCCTCGGTGAGGACGAGGGAGCGGCGGCCAGCCTGGAGGGCCACCTTGCAGCCCGCGGCGGTGAACTTGGTGGCGACGACGCCCTGGTCGTGGAGACCGGTGAGGGTGGCCTTCAGCTCCTTGGCGATCTCGCTCCAGCGGTTGGCATTGAACTGAGCCTCGGCGATCTTGGCGACGAGGTCTTCGACATTGATCTTGGTGGCCTTGGAAGAGGTGGTCATTGACGGGTCCTATGGAATGGGGTGGATAGCTTCAGGGGTGGCCCCCTTCGGCTGCTCTATGAATGTAGCACACCAGGAGGGGGCATCAGCTCCTGGAGGATCTGCGTCACGCGCTGTAACACTTCACCCTTGTCGCGGGAGGCGATCTGGGTCTGGCGGCTGGTGCTGATGAACCAGTAGGTGCTGTAGGGCGGTTCAGCCTTGTCGAGCACCACCCAGTCCACCCGCTCGAAGCGGCCCACCGGCCTGCCGCACCAGAACACATCACACCAGGCCGCAGCAGGCGCATTGGCGTTGGGGGTGTCCCGCTTCACCATGTCGTGCAGGTCGTACTCAGTCGGCTTGCGGGATTGCTCGCCGGTGACCTGCAGGGGGCCGAAGGTCAACACTCGGACACCTCGATGCGCACACCCATCACCTCGGCGTAGACCTTGACGATTTCAAGCATCACGATCTGCGCGTCATCCTTGTAGATCACACCGGTGAGGGCATCACCAATGGCGCGGGCCAGCTTGTCAGCATCGGGCTTGCTGGCCTTGAAGTGCGGCGCATCGGCCTTGAGGTAGGGCTCCCCCTGCTTGCGGCCGTAGTGAGCCTTGGGGCGCAGGTAGTGGAAGACAGCAGTGAGGCGGATGGGGCCGTTGAAGAAGGTGCCCTTGGGGCAGGTCTCGGCCACCAGGGCCCGCCAGGACTTCAGCTTGGGGTCGGTGTCGAGCATGACGCCCCGGCCCACGTACCGCTTCGAGCCTTGGGCGCTGGGCTGGCCGGGGACAAACCAGGTGAGCATCAGACCAGCCCCAGCAGCGACAGCCAGGAGTCGGGGTGGTCAGGTTCGACCGTGTCGTCGTCCGGGGTGGGGCAGAGGGAGTCGAACACCCACTCCTCGATCTCCTCGTTGGTGGGGATGTCGTACCAGTCGCTGACGGTGTGAACCAGCGAGGGGCAGCTGGTGCTGGGCATCCAGAACAGCTGCAGGCGGCCCTCGTGGAGGCGGACAGCGCAGCGGCCGGGCGCCTGGCCCGGGGAGGCGGGGAAGGTCACAGGCGCCTGGAACTGCTCGGTGAGATCGTCGCCTTCGAGGGGCTTGTAGCCCACGGCCTGGGCGATCTCGCGTTGCTCGGGAAGGAGTGACATCAGAAGTTGACCTGCCAGTGAGGATCGTTGTGAGTGAGAATCCAGGTGCAGAAGTTGCGATCCTCGGAGGCGACGAACACACGGTTGTCCTCCACCTGTTCGAGGACCACAACGGGGTTGCCGTTGAGGCTGTTGGCCAGGCGGTTCCTGGCCTTGGCGGAGCGGGGCTCCAGGGTGACGAGGGAGTTCTTCATGGGGTCACAGTTGCTCCTTCACCCATTTAGCGCAGCTGGTGGTCTTGGTCAGCTCTGAGGCAGTGGGATAGTCCTGGCTCAGCTGTTCCATGCACTCGTCCATCTTGTTCTGGGCATTGCCCATGCTGTAGATCATGCTGCCGCAGGTGGCAAGGAACAGAAGCGAGACCACGGCGGTGATGCCGGTGGAGATGGCGATGAAGGTCTTCATGGGAGGAAGGGGGTGAACTTGGATTGATTGTAGCACAGCCTCAGCGAGAGGCGAGGGTGACCATCCGCTCGAACAGGCAGGTGCGGCAGCGGCAGGGCTCACCGGAGATCTCCACCTCCAGCTGGTGGTCGATCGAGTCGCCGACGCTCATCACCTTGAGCTGGCGGCGCAGGGCATCACCGCGGTGCATCAGCTGCTTGGCGTAGCCGTGGGTGATGGTGCCAGCAATGCGGCGCTGCTCCTTGCGGATGGAGATCATCTCCTGCAGGGCAGCGGAGTCGAAGGTGGTAACGATGGACATGGCCGGTTGGCTCAGGACTCCGTCAATGTAGCACACCAGGAGTGAGGAGGTGAGCAGGTGCTTCACCTCCTGTCACACATCAGAAGGCGCCGCCCAGCTTCTCCAGGCAGATCGGACCGATCCCCAGGTCGATACTGACCTGGTTGGTGAGCCCGCGGCCGCAGCAGCAGCAGCTGCCGGTCTCGCGGCCGTAGGCGACGGCGGCGGCCTCGGGGTCAGCCTGGGCCTTGCGCAGGGCCTCCACCACGGCGGTTTCGCTGCAGGCCAGCCCCGGGGCGCGGCGGAAGGTGCCAGCGGCGTCCACCTTGCCGAAGTAGCTGCCGCACTGGCTCTTGATGTAGAGGCAGCCGCTGTTGGGGCCAGTGATCACCGAGGAGACGGTGGCACCCAGGAAGCGGAGGGTGACCTTGCCGGCCCGGCGACCCTTGGCGGCGGCGGCCTGGTCGGCCTCGGCCTGCATGCGGTTCACCGCGGTGAGCAGGGGGAGGAACTCACCGGTGCTGGTGGCACCATCGAAGCGGGAGGCGATGCGACGGACAGGAGTAGAGGTGGACATGGCCGGTTGGCTCAGGACTCCGTCAATGTAGCACACGAGAAAGGGGTGCAGTGAGCACCCCCTTAACTTGCTGTCACACAGTGGGCGGGGTCAGTCCGAGATCACAGGCTCCCAGGTGGGCTCCAGCTGCAGCGGCACAGCAGCGGGGGGCAGTGCCGGCCGCAGGTGCTTCGACAGGACGTAGGTCTTGCTGCGACCGATGTCGGCATTGCGGATGTCACCAGCGCGGCGCATGGTCTGCATGCAGGTGCTGAGCGATACCTTCCACCGGATCTGGCGGATGTTGCGCTCGCACTGGCGCTGGGCTCCCTCGCTGAGATCCTCGAGGTCGGCATCGGTCCAGCCGGGGCCAGAGCGCACCAGCCGATCGACGCCCTTCTGGATGTCGCCGGTGGTGATCTCCTCGCAGCCGCCCAGGTAGGCCGACTGCATCACCTTGATGACGTAGTCGCGGAGCGCCTCAGGCGGTGTGGAGACGAGAGCCGGGAAGACCGTGGGCTCAGGCAGCGCCATGGGCAGGACTCCCTGGCGGATGGCGCTGCGGCCCTCCAGCATCTCTTCCCACTGGGCGGCCACGGCGATCAAGGCCTCCGGGTTGCCGGTCTTGATGGCCTCCCGGGCCAGAACCTGCATCAGGTTCGAGGTAGCGGTTTCCGCATCCGACGACCCTTTGATCAGGCCGCGGATGGTGTCTAGAATCGACATGAACTTGTCTCTTTGGTAGGGGGCGAGTGAGGTGAAGGGGGCAGCGATGCCCCCTTTGCTGTGTCAGGAAGGTTCCTGTTGGTAGCCGTTCGGGTTGGTGAGATCACCAGGCTCGATGTCGGATTCGAGCAGCAGGATCACCCGCTGCAGGCGCTCATCGGCATACCGGATCTGATCCAGGCGGCCGTGGGCGGTGTTGATGCCCAGGGCAAACTCCTGCATCGAGTCGAAGAACGGCGAGCCGTAGGCGTTGAGCTTCCCGCGGATCCACACCTCCAGGGCCTGGGCGGAATCGGCCAGGGCGTTGGTGAGGGTGGCGAAGGTCTCGGCCTCCTTCACCACATCGAGCGCCGGCTTCTCCATGGTCTGGAGGGAGCGGGGGTCAAGGCCCACCTCCCGGTCCTCGGCGTCCTGCAGGGCCTGGCGCTCGGCGGCGGCCTCTCGCTCAGCGCGGGCACGCTCAGCGGCCTCGAGCACGGCAGGGTCGACGGTGCGCTGGCCGTAGTCGCCGTGGACGGGCCCGGGGGTGGGGGTGGGCGGCCCCGCCGCTTTGGTCGATTCGGCGGGGCCGGGCAGGTTGGAGGCTTCGCTGGAGGATCCCCCCAGTCCATCCCTCCCGTGATCAGCGCGGGCAGCAGCACCGATGGCGCGGAACTGCTCGCGGCTGGCCATGCCGGCGCCGACCTTCTTCTTGATGGCGCCGTCGTAGAGCGCCTTGATGGCCCGCTCGACAGCGTTCTCTGCCCATGGGGCGAAGCTGGTGGCACCAGCAGCACGGGCACGGTCGAACATGCGCTCCCACCCCTGCATGTAGCTGTGGGATGCAGGCATCGGCAGCTGCTTGTCCGGGTGCTTGTCGTTCCAGGTGCGAATCGCCGGAACGATCATGGCGTGCATCATGCGGTGACCTGCTGCCTCGGTGGTCATCGCACCGAAGCCCAGCGCCTTGGGCTCACCAGACTTGAGGTAATCACCCCAGCTGCGCTTGCCGGTGTCACCACGGAACAGGCACTGCTGGTAGATGTCCAACAGACACTGCTCCATGATCAGGTTCTTCTCGAACTTGCCCATGGCGGCGGCGGTGGACTTCGCCTCCAGTGCCAGCTTGTACGCCTTCTCCGAGGGAGTCATCGGCGACTCCCATAGCAGGGTGATGTTGTCGCCTTCAGCAACGATGCTGGCGTCGATGGCCTGGCTCATCACGCCACCTCCTGGGCACGGCCAACGGCAGCGGTCAGCTGCAGGATCTCATTGCCCATGCTGCTGCCAGCAAGGATGCCAGCAGTGGGGATGCCATGGCGCTCAGACTGCACCAGCACCTCGGTGAGCTGCTTGAACTTGCGCTCGATGTCCTGGCGCTGGTTGGCGAAGAACTGCTGGGCCCACACCTCGCTCATCATCTTGATCGATTCACCCTTGCGATCGACCAGCAGACGAATGCGGAAGGCAGTCTGCAGTGCATTGGCCAGGGGCGACAACGCGTTGTGGATGGTGGAGAGAGCGATCTCCTCCTTGCCGTTCATGCGGTTGGACTGATTGATCTGGCCGAGGATGTCGTAGAGGGAGATGGCCTTGCTGTCCTTGCGACCGCCCACGTTGGTTTCGTGGGTCAGTCCGAGGTTCTCTGCATACCAGAGGACACGGAACGGGGTCTTGAGGCCGCTGCCAGCCTTGACGGCTGCTTCGGCATTGGCGAGCAGGTAGTTGGACAGGCCGTGGCCGGAGGGGTCGCTGAGCAGGGCCTGCACCTCGACGGCAGTGATGTCGAAGGCCGGGAGGGTGCGGGCGGCTGTGGCGCCACGAGGCTCGTCTTGGAAAGACATGGCTTGAACGTCCAGAGGTAGGGGACGAATGAAATCTCCCACACGGGGAGAGCCGTGTCAAGCGTTTGAACCTGAGAGGTTGCTGAGAGCCGAGACTCAGTCGGGACTCGCTTTTGCTGTGGTACAAAGAGAAGCGCCCCGCCCTCCACTGCAGGAGAACGGGGCGCAGGTAAACATTCCTTCGACCTTCGCACTCTAGTACATGAGCATCAGGAAGCTCCACGTCGGGCGTGTCAGCGTGTTCGACGCGCCTGGCAGCACGCGCCGTCACTACGACCTCTTCGACAACCAGAACAGCCATGTGCTCTGCCCATGCTGCGGGTCTGACCGGCTGAAGATGGAATGGGTGCAGGGCTGCAACGCTGGCCGAGATCCCAGCCAGGATCTGCTGCACGTCTGCATCAGCTGCCGGTGCCAGCGATGTGACGCCGTGGTGCAGATCGGGTTCAACCAGAACCTGGCCGGCGGCACCTCGATCGATGCAGGCGTCAGCGGGAGCCAGGGCTGATGAGCGAGAAGATCAAGGCCAGCAGCCGCCAGCACCCCTGTCAGATCTGCGGCCGCACCAAGGACGGCGACTGCCGCGAGCTGCTCGAGAGCGGGCGGTGGCTGTGCCATGGCAACACGGACCTGAAGCCCGGCCAGGTGATTCAGGGGCAGGATGGGCGTTCCTGGGCTTTTACGGGCGTGGCGGCAGATCAGAGGTGCGGTGTGTTCAAGGTTGATGAGCCCCTGCCGGAGCTGCCGGCCCCCATCCAACCCATCGCACCACCCTCTGAACCCAGCTGGCCCTACAGCGCCACCCAGCGCGTCCGCAGGCACTCGAAACCCGACGGCGAGAAGACCTTCTCCCCGGAGCACTTCAACGGGCAGAGCTGGGCACGGGGCAAGGGGCCAGACCCCTGGCCGCTGTACGGCGCACCGATTCAAGGGCAGACCGTCATCGAGGTTGAAGGTGAGAAGTGCGTTGATGTGCTCCGCGCTCAAGGCATCAATGCCATCACCCAGCCAGGCCATAACCACACCGAAGTCGATTGCACCAGGCGTTACAGCGAGATCAAACACATCACCACCGGCATTATCTACATCGCCGACAATGACGAGACAGGCAGGAGCAAGGGGTTGAAGCTACAGCGATGTGCAGCCAACGCAGGTGTGCCGTTCACATTGCTGCATGCTGAACATCTGTTTGCAGGCATGCCAGAGGGCGGATCCGTCGATGATGTCACCGATCCCACCACCATCCGCCAGGCAATCAGCGATGGCCTCACCCGCCGGCCACCAGCTGCTGCAGCGCCCGCCATCGACCAGGCGCGAGTGCGCCTCAAGCAGCTGATCGCTGATGGCCTATCAGGCTCCTCCCTTGCTGCCAAGGTTGTTGAGTTCGCCAATGAATACAACACACCACCAGCAGCACTGTTCCGCCTGGCCGAATCACTGCAGAGTGAAGAGGACTCACAGATTGCAGCTGATGCTGACTATGAGCAGATCAAGCATGAGGCAGTCCTCAAGGCTGCACGCGCAGGCTTCAGGCTTGAACATGTCCTGCCTGAACAGGCGTGTGAGCCCTTGCGTTACTTCTCCTCCACATTGCAGTCTGATGACCTGTCGACCGCAATGATCTTCCTCACCTGCATCTCTGGCGCGATCCGATCAGGCACCAGGGTCTGGGGTGATGCGATGTCCTTCTCTGAACGGCCGCAGCTGTGGTTGGGATTGGTGGGCAAGTCGGGCCTGGGTAAGTCACCAGCGGCCAAACGACTTGGCATCAACAACATGCGCTCGGTCGTCAGACACTATCAGCAGCTCAACGTGACACGTCACAATGAGTGGGAAAGGGTGGCGATGGACATAGCAAACAAGAAAGACCGGCCGCCTGCTCCGGCACCGTTCATGTTCCGCATCGGCTCCTACACCAAGGCTGCCATCGTCAAGCAGTTCATGGCCAATGAAGAAGATCGGCTTGGCATGCTGATCTTCAACGATGAACTCAAGTCGCTGTTCTGCTCACTGAACCAATTCCAGGCGAATGGCAAGGGGGCTGAGGAGGAGCAGCTGCTTGAACTGTTCGACAATGATGGCGACTCCGAGATCCGGGCAGGGGATGGCCATCGCCACTACGAGGAGGCGCAGCTGTCGATCATCGGTGGCATCCAACCGGAGGTGTACTCACGCCTTGCCTCAGCAGGTGACTCGAATGGTCTGTTCGCTCGCCTGCTGCTGATCCCCCTGCCGAAGGAATACAGCGGTGATAACGAGCCTGAATATGCGTCGATGGAGCTGACGCATCGGATGGACAGCGAACTGAACAACATCGCACTGCGCATCTGCGGCCTCAAGCCAACCGCCTATCACCTCACGCCAGAAGCACGGGCGGCGCACAAGATCATGCGACGTGATGCCTTCAGTCTGGCGAGTGATTCGTTCATCCCTGCTCACTCCAACATCTACGGCAAACGTGCTGGCTACATCCTTCGCCTTGCTGGCGTGATGCACATCCTCAAGATCGCCTGCAATGAAATCCCCGAAGGCTCACCCATCCCACTCGATACCCTCCTCATCGCACGAGATGTGATCCACCATGTCCAGGAGTATTCCCTCACCGCACAGACACAAGCAGCTCAACACTCCGCCGGCGTTGTCCCTGACATGATGCGCCGACTTCACAAGTATGGGCTCAGCAAAGGCACTCCTATCTCTGCTGGCATGTTCAGGAATACGCTCACTCCTAGCCAACGCAAAGAGAACTCCCTCCAAGTGATCAACACTTACGTCGAGAAACTCGTTGAACTTGGATATGCTGTCTACCAAGGTGATGGATCCGCCAATGGCGGCCGCCGCTTCACTCCCGTTGGCCTCCTCCCAGGTTGAGACAGCCATGAGACTCCCGATACCGGCCTGGCCTAAGGTCCATCAGGTGCCACTTGAGGTCCCCACTTCCCTTGCGCCGCAACGACTTCACTCAGCATCAGGTAAACAGGTGCCCCCCTAGTACTTTTTTTTTGGAGGGGGGGGATTTTGGTATCACTATTATACCATATATATATATGATATTAACCCCCCCCTTAAGTACCTTTTCTAGACTCAATCCCTTTCCAGCACAGTGTTTTTGAGCTTCAGGTGTGTACCTGAACCACCTGAACCACCACTACGCCAGCGTGAGACTGACCATGGGTTACAGCCGCCCGATCCCTCCATCTCCGTTGCCGCGCAGCGACTCTGCGGCTTTCGCGCTGATGTGCGCGGGGCTGTGGGATGACCGCCCGGAGCCCGTTGCGGAGCTGCCGCCGCAGGTGGATGTGGCGCTGGCGCTGCTGCGGAAGGGCTACAGCGAGATCGAGGTGCGCCTTGAGCTACAGCAGCAGTACGGCACCAGCGCCCGGCCCAATCAAGCGTTCAGCAAGGCGCTGGCGCTGCTGGTGGAGGAGGAGCGCCGCATGCAGCCGGTGCTGCATGAGCGGGTGCAGGCGATCCGCTTTCATGCGATACAGCAGGCAATGCGTGACAGGGCCTGGGGGGCAGTGGCGAAGCTGCTGAGTGATGCGGCGCCGCCTGATGCCGTTGGAGAGGGCGAGGGCGTGGAGCTGGCGATCACGATCGAGAGCAGCCCTGCGCCAGGGGCTGTGCTCGAGGACGAGCGCCAGCGAGGACGAGAGGCGCTGGGAGCGGCCTCCGACCCCTCGGAGGGTGCAGAGGGCGCGGCAGCGGCCTGAGGGGCCTTCCTGCCCCTCCTGGCGGCCTCTGGCGGGCCATTAATGCTCGGCCTCCGGCCCGGCCCCTCGAATCGGCCATTAATCGCGTGATTAGGCCACAATCGCCATTAATGGCATGATGCGATTTCGCCATTAATGCGCCATTAATGCCTAAATCGGCCATTAATGCCTGATTTCGCCATTAATGGCCATTAATGCTTGATTTCGCCATTAATGGCTTGCCTCGCCCAGGCGTGGCCGGGATTTCCGGCCACGGCGTGAGACTCACGCTGCCGCAGGCGGTCTCAGCGAGACGCAGCCGACCTGTCTCAGGGCCGTCTCACGCGAGACGGGCCCGCCTACCTCGCCTGAGGTAGCACGCACCTACTACCTCACGTGAGGTAGACCTACCCCATGTGGGGTAGCGCAAGGCTACTACCTCATAGGAGGCAGCACAGAGCTACTACCTCACAAGCGGTAGGACAGAGCTACTACCTCACAGAGGGTACTGCTACCTCACAAGCGGTAGCGCAGAGCTACTACCTCATAAGAGGTAGTACAAGCGCACTACCGCCCATGGGGCAGCACAGCCGCACTACCGCGCAAGCGGTGGCACAAGCGCACTAGCGTACAGAGGTACTAGGTGAACAGTTGTACTAGGAGACAGGGTTGCACCTTCCACTATTGCATGCAAGGCCCCCCGTGCGGATTGTGAACCAATGTTTCAACTGGCTGCGGCTGTGCTCCAATGGGCTCCCCTATCTATAGATTGGGAGAGTTCCAAACGAAACGGACCCATGCGTGACCTTTCCCAATGGATCGCCTACGCTGCCGAGGCGCTGGCGGATCGGGCTCTGACTGATCCTGTCTATGTGCCCGATGGTGCTCTTGACAGCTGGCAGGCTGAGCTTTTTGCTGCCGACTATCTAGCTACCTATTACGGCTGCTACGGCGGCTGGGCTGCCATGCTCCCCACGGAACGCGCCGCCGTTGTCTGCAGCGTTGTCGACCGCGCCGACCGCATCCTCCGCGATTGGGCTGCTCTCACCGCTGAACTTGCCTAGTTAGGTGCTACAGTCTTAAAGCAAACCAACCAACCCCAACCCCCATGGCCCACCTTTATCAATCCGCTCCCAAGCTGGCCCCCAAGGCCCGCCTCCCCAAACAGCTTGGGTTCATCCTGCAGGAGGGAGTCTCCCCTATCGATGGCATGCCGTTCGTGGTGGTCCTCACCATGAAAAGCACCAATCGCAAAACGGGCGATATGGCACAAGTGTTCATTCTGCGGCAGGATGTTAACCCTGTTGAAGCGATCGCCACGGGCGCAGACGTCAGCATCTGCGGCAGCTGCCCGCACCGTCGCCGCCAGACTCTTAACGAGCGGACCGGCGCTATCGAATGGGTCCGTAGCTGCTACGTGAATGTCGGGCAGGCTCCCCTTAGCGTTTGGCGCACCTACCAACGGGGCGGCTACAGCCGCTGGGATGCTGCCGCGCATGCCCGCTATCTCACCGGCCGTAAGGTCCGTTGGGGAGCCTACGGCGATCCGGCCATCATTGCCCCCGCAGTGGTGGCTGAGGTTAACGCTCTGGCGGCTGGCCACACCGGCTACACGCACCAATGGCGCAGCGCCTTCGCGCAAGCCTTTGTCGGCACTTTCCAAGCCTCCTGCGATGGGATGGCCGATTATCTGGAGGCTACCGCCCACGGCTGGAAAACCTTCCTAGTGGCGCCCAAGGGAGTCACACCTACCGTGGGCAAGCTGTGCCCCGCCACGGTGTCCGGCAGTGTTGCGCAGTGCCTGACCTGTAGCCTCTGCGATGGCGCTAAGGTCGACGTTTGGGTTGAGGCCCACGGCTCAGGCGCTAAGCATGTCGCAACGGTGTGATGCGGTACAATGGCGGCCCTCATTAAGGCCGCCCCTTACTAGAGGTAGTGCAGCTGCACTACCTCAACCGGGGTAGGGTTCGAAAACCTACCTCATATGGAGCGGGTCCCATGCCCACTCCACGCCAGATCCGAAACAACACTCATATATGCTACAAAGGGTGCCCACCCCACGCCAGATCCAAAACAACACTCATATATGAGACAAACAGTGGGGGCAGGGGTTCAATCCTCACACAATCTCAACCCCATATTCTCCCACAAAAACACAAAATCAAGCTCAATACAGAGCAAAATCAGTGATACCGGACACTCTAGGCTTCACAAGGTTGAAGCGAGATAGCACCAAGTAGCCAAAAGCATCGAATGGGTGGTCGAACTGCTTCTTGTCAGGAATATCAGTCCCCGGTGCGTAGCCCAAAGTGCGAAAAGACTTGATGAGATTGCGGCACCGAGGGTGGATGAGGGTGTGAATCTCGCCGTCGGCAGTGCGCAGGGCGGCATTGACGGCATTGATCTTGTCTCTGATGTTCCAGGGGGCCTTTGGAGCGATGACTTTCATGCCAGCACGACGCAGAATGGCATGATCGCTGGCACCAACGCCGCTGGTCTGTCGCCTGGCGCCAGTGGGGTCGGGCATGATCTCGATTCGGCGGTCAATTCCGAACTTGAGACCGACGGCTTCGGCAAAATCCCAGGTATTCGAATCCTCCAACGACATTTCGTCGAAAATCAGCAGTTTTCCGTCCCGAATCACCCCAAAAACAGCTGTCAAAGGGTCAACGTTGAAGTCGACGCCAACGAGCACAACACCATCGCCGTCGTCAACGGCGTCCTTCGAGATGTTGTCGACACTGAATTGTGAGGCAACTAGACCCGAAAGAGCCTCAAAAGAGGCTTCATACTCGACCCGGAAGGTCCTGGGGTCCATCTCACGCTTCGCCTGGGCGATCTCATCAGGTGAGACGTTGCCGCCCTCAAGAGTGGTGAAGGACCAGTAGGACCAGTCGTTCATGTTGATCTGCACCATGCTCTCATCAGCCACATCGGGCATCGTGAGACGCTCGTAGAGGTCGAAATACCAACCCTGCGTGCCGTTGAGCGGTGGTGTGGAGATGAACAGTGCCCAACCGCGTTGATCGGACAGTGCAGGCCGCAGGACGGCCTCCCAGACTGCCTCCTGGACGTAGGCGGCCTCATCGATCACGGCGCCCGTCAGCGACCGCCCGCGAAGGGTGTCAGCGTTCTCGGTGCCCTTGAGTTCGATGGTGCTGCCGTTGATCAGTGTGATCTTGAGGTCACCTTCGTGTTTCTTGCGAATCCAACGGGGCGGGATGAGTTCCCGCGCCTTGAGCCAGGCGATGTCCTTAGCGGCGCGGTAGGTGGGAGCGCAGTAGAAGAAGGTGCCGCCGGGCTTCTCGATCGAGCCGCGGAGCAGCTCTACGATGGAGAGGTGAGTTTTGCCCCAGCGCCGGCCGCAGTTCAACATGCGGAAGCGTTTGCGGTCCTGGAAGACCTGTCCTTGCGCTGCCCGAAGTGAAAGCTTCAAACAAAAGCCGGCGACTGAGATACGCTGAGCTTACTGCAACTGCCGCCTGATGACCGCCACACCACTCAGCGTCATGCCGCGCACTGTGCTGGGCCTGGGGCCCGGGGCGACGGAATCAGGGGTGAATTCTGATGTCTTCGTGCGTGATGCCGACATCTTTGCGATGCAGGCGGCATGGAATGTGATCACGGCAGTGACGAACGGCAGTGACTACATGCGGTCGCTGGCGGCGACGTACCTGCCGAGGGAGCCGCGCGAGAGCCAGGAGGCATGGGCGTCACGGGTGCGGCGGTCTGTCGTGACCCCGGCCACCTCACGCCTGATCGAGAGCGCCGCTGGTCTGGTATTGCGCCGGCCCATCACATTGGAAGGTGGTGATCCCTTCTGGAAGGAGGAATTTGCGCAGAATGTAGACGGCTGGGGGAGTGGATTGAATGAATTCGCCAGAAAGCGACTGGTGAATGCATTGGCCTATGGGCATAGCGCCATCATGGTTGACTTCCCGCAGGTGGATGCACGGACGTTGCGGGATCAGCGTGGTGCTGGTGCTAAGCCGTACTGGATGGGGGTTGACGCGCAGCAGATCCTGGGTCGGCGGCAGAAGTCAACAGTGCCGTCGAGTTCATTGGTGCAGCTGCGCATCATGGAGATGCGCAAGACGCCGCAGGGGGCCTATGGCGAGAAGATCGAGGAGGTGGTGCGGGTGTTGGAGCCGGGCTCCTATCACATCGTCGATCGCAAAGGCAATGTAGTGGAGAACGGAACCTACTCGCTTGATCGCATCCCTGTGGTGCCGATCTACTCGCAGCGCACGGGCCTTCTGACCAGCGTGCCGCCGCTGCTTGACATCGCCCACCTGAACATCGCGCACTATCAACGCCAGGCGGACCTGTTGCATGCGCTGCACGTAGCGGCAATGCCGATCCTGGTGCTGGAGGGCTGGGATGAGAACAAGACGACGGCCGGTGTGAACATGGCGCTGTCGATGGAGCCTGGCCACAAGGCGTACTACGTGCAGTCGGACGCGAGCAGCTTCGAGGCGCAGGCGAACATGTTGGTGCAGCTGGAAAATCAGATGAGTCACCTCGGCATCACGAAGCTGCTATCTCAGAAGATGGTGGCCGAGGCTGCCGACGCTAAAAGAATTGACCAACAACAGGCGAACAGTGTGTTGGGCATCATCTCGATGGAGCTGGAGAGCAGCTTGAACGAAGCACTGCAGATCAGTGCGGAGTACATGGAGGTTGAACCGCCTGTGCTGAAGATCTCCAGAGACTTCGATATGTACCGTCTGCTCGGGCAGGATGTGTCTGTATTGGGGCAGCTGGAGGAAGCAGGTCAGGTGACGACGGAGACGTTCCTGAAGATCATGAAGTCGGGTCAGTGGCTGCCTGAGGATGTGGACGTCGAGCAGGAGGCAGAGGCAGTAGCAAAGCTCAAGGAGGAGGCCAAGAAGCAGGCGATGGACATGATGCAGCAGCAGTCGAAGCTGGCGCAGGCCAACAAGCCTGCTGCAGCTACAGTGTCCACACCTAAGGCAGCTGCGAAGTGACGATCCACATGGTCTGGCCGAACGGGACGCATTGGCGGGACATCGACGAGCAGCAGCAGCCTGCCCCTGAGCCCGCCCCTGCTGCCCCTGAGCCGGTCGCTGAGCAGCCCCCGGCCCCTCGCACCACCGCCCGCCGTCAGGTCTCCTGAGATGACTGCTACCCCCCTCACGGGCGCACCGCCCTTCATCGTTACGGCCCTCGTCACGGAGGAGGGCAGCCTGGCCCTGCTGATGAGCGACGATCAGGTGATCGTTGCAGGCCGCGTGATCGGCCCTGCTGGGGAGAAGGGCGATCGAGGGTTGCCTGGGGTGAAGGGTGACCGCGGCACCGACGGCAACACGATCCTGACGGTGGACGGCAAGCCGCAGCCCTCTGATGGCGTGGAGGGCGATTGGGCGATCGACCGCAGGGCGATGAAGATCTACGGCCCCAAGGTGGCCAGTGGATGGGGCCGGGGGACCGACATGGTCATGACCGCCGCCAGTCTTGATGCTGCGATCAAGCAGTTCAACAGCAAGAGCGGGCCTGGGGGTGGAAGATTCTTCGGGATGGGGGCACCGAGTGCTGGCGTCGCTGTCGGCGGAGTCGGCGGCTCCGGCAGCTTGGAGGCCATTCTCGGCAACAACCTAGCGGTTGTGGCCAACGTCCCCACGCCCGTGGCGATTGACACCGAGGGTGATGCCATGATCGTCGACCTCTGGGCGCAGGGCCCTCAAGGCACGCTGTTCGTTGAGGTTGCCGTTAGCAAAGGCGCTGGCACTGACACCGGCTACAGCGTCGTGTACGAGGTGCGCATGGGTGCAGTGCCACCCGTGTTGACCTTTACTCCTGGCACCAATGCGGCCGGCACCGACCTTCAACTTCAGGTCAGCAGCGACGTGAACCTAGTTACTTTACGCGGTCGGATTATGAAGATATGACCTGAGCATGAGCACTCACCTAGGCTGGGGGTGCGTGCGGTGACGTGGCCGGCGCACCTTGAACCATGACAGGGCAACCGTTTAGAGCCAGGTTCGGCTTCGACGCTGACGGGCAGCGGGTGATGAAGATCGCCGATGCTCTTGCGCCGGACGATGCAGTCAACCTGCGGATGCTTCGGGCGAATGCCGGCGTTCACTTCGTCGCCAGGCTGAGCAACTTACCCAGCCCGCAGGATCCGACAGCCGCCAACCGTCCGCTGGATGGTCAGCTGTATTTCGTGAAGTTCGATCTGGCGGGCAACCGTATTGATCGTCTCTACGCCTTTGACGACAGCGTGGGTCACACCGGCCCGATCGCCACACTGCTGGTCGAGAGCGACAACCCAGCGGACGCTGCCACGATCACCGCGCTGGCTAGCAACCAAGACGCTGGCAGGGTGATGACGCTCTCCGGCGGTGGCACCGGCGCTATCGCTGACCTGACGGCACAGGCTTATGGGGTCATCACCGCCACGCTGACCAACGCTGGTACTGGCTACGCGATCGGTGACAAGGAAACAGTGGCTGGCAGCACGCTGGCATTCCCTGGTCTGCTGGGCAATATCACCTTCACGGTGACGCGCTTGGGCGGCACAACCCCAATGGGCGGCTACCGCGAAATCAACATCAAGGACTGGATCAAGCCCACTGTTGCTGAGGGTGACCAGCGTTACGGCATGGAAGCCGGCGACCTGGAGTTCGTTACCGAGAGCAACCACGAAGCGATCAAGGTCTACAACGGCAGCAGCTGGGTCACGCTGTTCAGCACTGACACGATGCAGGCGGCGATTGCATCGCTCAGCCTGTTTGAGGGCACGGTGCAACAGGACGGCGGCACGGTGGTGGGTGCAGCGCACCTGACCGACTTGCCTGATCTGGCGTTGACGGA